TCGGGATTTTTCTTTTTTTTTTCTTAAATTGTTTCCATTGTTTCGTAGTTTCTATCTTCGCCTTCGGCTCCAACCTGTGGGTAATGCTCGCGCTTCTTAGGAGAGTCTGCTTGGTGCTCCCCACCTGCTTCAAAACTCAATTGCTCAGCATGGCTGTGGGCTTCCTCAGCACTTCCATGGTCGCTCTCTGTAACGTGGCCATCAGGGTGTTCTGAAGAAACTGTATGCGTTCCGTCTTCTTTGTGAGAGACATGGGTTGTGTGCGCCGCACCGTGACTTTGTACCGTAGCGCTAGGCATTTCCGCGTGAGCACTGGTGGCTGTTTTGTCGTGCGTAGTTTTGTCCTTGCCCATGGTGTTTACTTTGTCTTCACCATGGTCCTCCGAAGTGGAATGCTCGTTCTCGTTTTCCTCACCGGGCTGCGGCCCAGCTGTGTATGAACCGAAGTGAGAGCCAGCATACGGACCACCATGTGCTTCGTCTTTCTTTTTTCCTACATAGGCCGATCCATATTTCTTTCCATCTTTAGTTGTGTACATGGGATCTCCTTTTAGGCCAATCTCGGCATGGAAAATCCATCCGATTCCTTCTCGCCGTACATATCACCCTGCCCAGCATCTTCATTCGCACTCTTGTCTGTATTTTCGTCGTGACCTACGCCCGACAATTGTTTAGCGGCCTCATGGGCTTCCGCATGCGATTTATGTTGGCTGAGGTTCATGTGCCCTGAAGGGTGCCTGCTCACTACGACATGCTTTCCACCTTGGTGATCGTGGTGGATCGTGACGTTTTCTGCCGGACCATGCTCAGCTGCCACTGCGCCTGCATCGACGCCCTCGGGGTTCCCTAGAACATCATTGTCTGGAGCTGTGGCTTCCTTAGCCGAAAACTTGGCTTCACCCATAGGGTTAGTCCGGGGTTCTTCCTTGGGTTCTGATCCTTTTTCTGGGTTAGACTGCACTGGTTCCTTGCCCATACCTTCGTGCATTGAATCTTTTTTCTTGGCTACGTAGGCTGAGCCATACGATTTGCCGTTTTTGCTTGGAAAACTCATTACAATATCTCCTCTAGGCGTTTGATCACGGCCTCTTTGGTTTTTTCCACCCAATCCTCTGTTGTGCAGGGCATGCACGGTGCCCACCCGGCTCTTTGTGAGAGTGTCTTTTCTGCCTCATAGGAGCAACAAATTTTGAATCCATTTTTTGCTTTGGATATACTGATGTGCTCTACTTCACCCTTCTTTTCTTCAGCCACAACTACTCCTTCGCTGCAGTTGCAGCTTTCTGTGCTTGTTCCTCAGCTTCTTCCTTGGCTATTTGCGCGTCATGCTCGTCTTGCATGACTTGCCAGCGAGATTTCGTCTGCGGCATGTCTACAAAATTGAACGCGGGCTTCGGTGGAGCTGGTTTTTGATAAGCAACCACTTCTGCGCCCATTTTCGAGCTGTGAGACATCACCGTGTTCTCATACACGATGATTTTGGTGTTCAAGCGCGCGATTTCTTCACGCTGAGAGGCAATTTGCACGTCTCGATCATGCAAAACTCTGTCGTGGTCATTGCGCAAGCGCAAAATCTCACCTTCGAGGTGGTCGGCATATCTACTTCCGAATAATTCTCGAAAAAATTGACGTATGAGTGCTCCCCACGTCTCTTCATATTCGATTCCCACGCTGAGTCTCCTTAGTATACACCTTTTCCTAGCCAAACGGGTTGCTCGGCCTGAACAAAGGGTGTATTTTCGTTTTTTCTGTTCAGCATCTTCATTTTATAGAAGTAGGCGCTCAAAGGATCTAACGTTTTTGCGTGCTCTTCGATGGTTAATACATCAGGCTTCTTACGGTTGCCCAGCATTGCAAACAAGCCGTAAGAAAATGCGTCATAAGCATCGTCTCCGCGAGTGTTTACTTTCAAAACATCGTCGGGCATGTCTGGATTTATCATCAAAGACGGGATAGCGTTGATAATGTCCTTGCATCCACTAAGAATTACCAAATCTCCGTTGGACAGGAGGTTATACATCAAGGATGCCCTGCCCACTCGGTCTTGCGTAGCTCGTGTTACTGGAGGCAGACCGTATGTACGCAATTCTCTTGAATATTCATCAGCGGGGGTGTGTGCAGATACCTGCTTAGAGAATTTTTCATGAGAAAACGCAATTATTTTGGGTGTACATCTTTCTCCTGTAGGCAATTTACACATACTGTTGAACAGAGATGCCCATTCCTTGTGTGTCTTGCCACCCTGTGTGACTTGTTCTTTGAAACACACCGTTTTCAAACGATAATCATTGCCTACGGTCCTCACTAGTGCCTTAGTAAACAAGTACGCGGCATTAGCATGGGACATTCCCCAGTCCTGCCCCGCAACTACTGACTGCCACGGCTGCCAAATGATGGCTTCAGGGTCTTCCCTGAGATCAACCACATGCTCATAAGGATCGAAGTTAGAAAAATATTGGCCATCGGTAGCTCCATCAAGTCCCAAGAGCTTCTTATCTCTTTGGGCTTTGGGCAAGCTGTTCATGCGTGCAATGAATCCCGGGTCTCTCTTTAGGAATTCTGGGTTATCCATTGCTGTTGAGCGCTGATAGGCGTAAAGTGACGGGTCGTAAATGTTGTACGGTTCCCCTGTCTCCATCACCCACCATGCTCCGTTCATATCTTTACGCGCGCCCTCGGGGTGTTCAAAGGGTTCCTTCTGCACGAACACAGTACGGTAATACTCGTAGTAAGGACCTAGAGGATTCGTACAACCAACTATGACAGGTATTGGTAGGTGCCCATGAGCATTTGGTTTGCAAGCTGCGTTCACGATGTTACGTGAATACAACATGCCCCAAGCTTCTGAAGAAAATTGACCGCATTCATCTACTAATATACCAACGTAAGCCGAACCTAAATACTGTTCAATCGACTATGTTGCGCTTGGGTCGTTTCCACCCAAGCTCTTACAGTCACCTGTAAGTCCAGATCATATCATCATCCTTTCGGATGTCGAGTGCTTCGGGAACACTGTTCCCTACTCCCAGCGACGGGATGATCGTTGCACCTTCACACATACTTGTGCGCTCGGCTCAGGATTGACTCTTGCGAGTGTTTCCCTGAATTCTCTCGATTCTTCAACACCCATTTCTGAGTGAGGGGACTGATGTTGTTAATCCCGCATTTTATTGTTGGCGCAGTGTCCAAAAACTACGCGCGATCCATTGGTAAATTCCGCAACGTGACGCGTCTGATCGTACTTGTAAATTTCAGGTGGGCAAAAAGTTAGAAAATCCTTAATGGCCCCACTTTCAAGCTCCTTGAATGTGCGCCTCAAAACAAGTATATCGCAGCATTCCCAAGCTAGGCAGTAGTTCATGATCAAGTACATCAACCAGCCTGTGGTCTTGCCACTACGAAACCCACCCACGCTGAGACATTGCGGGGCCACAGGCATCAAGTAAGGCGCACCGTCGCGCGTGCGCATCTGTAGCAACTCCGTTTGCTTGGGCTGTAATTTAAATACCTTATTGAAATCAATGGTACCGTCCGCGTTAAGATAAGGTGGACGTTCCTTTTCTTGCACAATCTTTTTTCTTGGCATGCCTGACCTTCTGTGCGATGCTCATTCTGAGTAGTGTTTCTTCCGTGAATGCTGCACGCTTTATTCCTAGTTTTGCTAGGCTCTGTTTGCGGCGAGTTTCTTCAGTAACTTTCTTTCCCATATGGGATTCACTGATTTTCCTCTTAGTCTCCTCGGAACGTGGTCCTAGTTTTATTCCCTTGTGCCTCTTGCTTACTTGCAGACGTTGCTCTGCAGAAATGACTTTACCTGAGTTCTTCTGACTGATTTTTCTCTTAGATTCTTCTGAGAGGGTATAACCAGATCTTCCTTCTCCACCGTCAGTCAAGTTGTAGCCGTTCGGTGCCTTGGTATCCAGCAATATAATGTAGAAAATCTCCACGAAATCCATCTCTTCTTTGCTGTTACAATCATGGATCTTCTCTACCGAAAAGTTTTCCTTGCCATGTTTCCTGATGGCCTTGTGCAGCACACTGTTGCTCTGATTGGAAGTGTGCTCGTTCCATCTCAGGTTCAATTTCTTTACGGTCTGGCCTACGTACTGCTTGCCGTTGATTTTGTTAGTTGCCAAGTAAACTAGCATGTGTCCCTCCAAGGACGAGCAGGGAGATGTTGGAGCACCTCCCGCTCTAGCCCCGAGCCGCTAAGCTCGGAGATCTTTTAATACTTTGGGTCTTCCGTAAATTCTCCCTCTATGAATGCTGGCTTCAATGCATCCTTCGGCTTGTCTTCCACGATCTCTTTATTCATCATTTCAGCAGGTGGTGTAATCACCACAAACTTGACGCCTTGGGACTTCATTGCATCCAATTCTTCATCGCTCTTGTTATACGCACCGTATACGCGCAAGGCAAGTTTATCGAATGCCTGTACTGCCACACCCGCAATCTTGTCGCTGAAGTACGTGCGCTGCGTGCCATCTGCATTCAATACGGGATTACCTTCTTTATCAAAGAGCGGTATATTAGGGTCTTTGCTCGCTATGGTCACGATGTTGTCGAACATCGCTCGCAGGCGAGTCTTACCCCCTCTGCGCAGCACTCCATCAGGCCCTGCCTCGGCCTGATTAAGCAAATTCCTTAGAAGCCTAGTGACATCTTGGGTCTTGGGCATGGATTTTGCTTGCTTGACAAACTTCCCGCCCTCACCCCTAGCTACTTTTACCGGAACATCCCTACGTATGATGATACCTTCTGAAGCGCCCGGTGTGTCTTTGAACACACCGGGTTTTGTGATGTCTACTAGCTTTTCTGAGTCGGCCATTTTCTGGCTCCTTACTGTTTGACAGCTTTCATAGACATCGGCGCTGCCTGCCCCGCGATTGCGACAAACTCAAACTGCGTGTTGTCGAACTGCATCTCTTTGGGGTTGATTTCGTACTTCTTGCCGAGGGCCTCCACAGCTTCCGTGAAGCCCTTCTGAGCCGCTTGGGTTTGCTGCGTCAAGGCATTCAATTGGATCTGCGCCTTGAGGTACGCCGTTTCAAATTTGTGCAGCGGCTCGCGTTCTTCTGCGGTCAATGCCTGCTTGGTGCGCTTGGGGACTTCTGCCACAGTTGTGGCTTCGGTCACGGGGTTAGACGTGGGTGCTACGACT